ATAAAATAATTGTGAAACCTTCACAAAAATGTCCGATAGTTTTTGAAACCCTTGGCACAGTTTTGGCACACTAAATGCCAACAAACCCCGTAAATTCAACATCCACTGCTTGACTTTTAATCAAGTTGTCCGGGGTTCGAGTCCCCGGTGGCTCATGAAAATGAAAATCCCCACAAACCCAGTAAAATCAAGGGTTGAGGGGATTTTTCTATTGTCCAATTTATTGGACTTTGGGCAAATTTCTTGGACTTAATGTATTATAATATAGTAGAATCTCGGCACACTTTGGAACACTTGGCACAGTTTTGGCACACTTTTTATTGTACCATTTATTGGACAATAGAGAAAAAAGCCTATAAATCAATGGATTTCAGCGAGTCAAGCGACTCTTGTTCATCGTCTAAATGGGCATATACCTTCATAATCATCTGCAAACTACTATGCCCCATGAGGTACTGACACTTCTTTAATGTAATCCCGGAATAATAGCAGACCGTGCAGAAGTTATGACGGAACAGGTATGGACGTAGGTCTGACTTATATTTCAGTTTGGCATCAATCTTTCCCTTGATATCTAACCAAAAGTCGGACTTGACGGTCTTGGACATCAGCCGCCCCTGTCGGTTATGGATCAGATAGCTGTCCGTGTGGTAATCCTGGAGCAGTTCCTGCAAAGCATAGGGCAGAGGCAGGACACGGACATTCCCGGTCTTGGTTGTCTTGATATATGGATTGTTGCCGTCATATCCCACCGCACGTTGTATGGTCACGGTGTCCTCTGTAAAATCTTCCGGGAGCAGTGCAAAAGCCTCCTGCGGACGTAGACCGAGGTAGTAGAGAAGCGACACGTACATCCGCTCCATCGGTTCCAGTTTCGCATCCCTTATTGCTTTCTTTTCATCTGCCGTTAATGCTCGACCCTGTTTAACGCACGTAGACGGCAATTCTAGGCGTTTTGTGATGTTGGTAGGGATTATCCCATCTGAAACAGCAGAATCCCAAATTTGGCTGAATGTGAGCTTAATTTTGGCACATGAAGAAGGATGGTCTTTGTTGTCTGCGATTATCTCCTGCAAATCCGTTGCCGTGATATACTTCAGAGGGGTATAGTCGATGCTCTCCGTCTTGTTCAGCACCACCCGGTACATCTCCTGTGTCGCAGCTTCACGCATGCTCTTATATGTACGCAACCACTTCTGTGCATACTCATGGAATGTGATATCTGACGGGTGAGGTGCTTTCTCATGCTCACTCAAGACGGCATGGATCTTTCTGTCCATCTCCCCGGGACTGCTTGCATACACCCTTTTACGGATTCTAGTACCATCTGCCTTATATCCCACATCTATTTGCCTGGATAACTTCTTTTTTGTTTTTGTTGCCATGAAAATCTCTCCCTTCACATGGATTTATGTTGCATGACATGGGAAAATGTTATATAATTACATTGTTCATAGTGAAAAGTATCACCACCATACCTTTCCAGTAAGTAATCCAACTCTATCTACTACATGAACACACCCTCCAGTGAGATCCCTGTCACTTCTGTGACCGGGGTTTCTCTGTTTATGGGGTGTTCCAAATAATCTAGAACCATCTGCTGTTCTTCTTCCGTCAGTTTCTTGAATAACTCTATCAGTATCTCTCTCATTATCAGCACCCCCTTCCAAACATTTGTTCGTATTATAAGGTAAGTGCTGTCCGATATATGGTACAGTTACTTTCGTTTACTGATGATGAACTTCATGTAGTTCTCCAGTTCTTCCTGTTCGGATTCAGTCATATTGCTGATGGCATCCGTGAACCTCTTCAGATTATCATCCTTAATATCAGACTCATCCTCATCATCCCACCCCATGATATAGGACGGTGTTGTTTCCAGTGCATCTGCCAAAGCTACTATCTTGGATTGTGTCATGTTGTGCTGACCCAATTCTATCTTATTGATGGATGATTTGTGTTTATACCCTAGACGGGTAGCCAATTCTTCCTGGGTCAGACCAAGATCCAATCTTCTTTTTCGTATCCTATCTCCTACGGTCATGATATATCCCTCCTTTTGATAGCATCATATCATACTTGTAGATATTCGTGAAACTTTTTTTGCACTTTTTGAAAAAAATAGTTGACTAACATTCTACGTTTTGATACACTGTGGTCAGTAGATAGATGTTCTACTAGATTTTGAGAAAGGAGGGGCATATAATTGACTGATAGACAATTACTGCGAGACACTATCACGCAGTCCGGGTTGAAGAAGAAATTCCTGGCAGAGCAGTTAGGAATCACTACACAGGGTTTCCGTCTAAAGATTTCCGGTGTTAACGAATTTACGGAAACGGAAATGCAGAAACTATCCGAGTTACTTCACCTCAACAAGACGATGCGTGATAGGATTTTTTTTGCCAAAAAAGTAGAATGAAAATCTACAATGAGGGTGATGTTATGAACTATCCGAAACCAATCATGAGTATCACGGAACTGACGAAACTTGGGTTTCCCCGTGACTTACTGTACAAGGCATCACATGCACAGGGAAGTGAGAAGTACATAATCCGTACCCCGGGTGGTGGGAAGATACTCTTTGACACGGAGAGGTTTGAGAAGGTGAGGAGGAAGTGGAAATGAAGCAGGAAATCACTGGCAAGAGAAAGTTAGAGTTGTTTCTATTCTTTGTAGGCTTGGTCTGCTTCGCAGCTATCATGTTGCTCATAGCTGCACACAACATGAGGGAAGAACACAGCGACTTGATGAACAGGGCAGACTATCTGATATCACGGTCAGAAGCAAGCCTGGAGAGGTGGTCACATGGCAGAAGATAAACGCTACAGACTGAAAATCCGTGGTCACGGCATGGTCAAGTACTACTGCACGGATGGCAAGTTTTGGAATATACGGACAAACGTCCATGCGAAACCATGTCACTTCAAAGGAAAAGTGGATGCCCAAAATACCTATGTGAAGTGGGCAAGACTGTATCCGTCAACGGCAAGAGATTGGATACCGGAGATAGAAGAGGTCTAGTAGACAAGGTCTAATAGAGGGGAGGCTGATATGAACGGCAATCCAGTATCACAGGAAGAGATAGAACAGATCCGTGATATGAAACATCATGGCATGACGAACCAAGAAATCGCAAAAGAATTGAATCGGTCTGTTCGGACGGTACACAGGGTGTCATATCACTTTCTGTATCCGAGGGCAAAAGTGGAGCCGGGAGTGTACTACTGGTTAAAGAAGTGGTGGCACTGGGAAGTACCGGAAAAGTCAGAACCGCAAGAACATTCTTGGTTTATCACGCCGAATAATTACCCAAGAATGTGGAAAACAGAAGAAGGAGGAATATATGAAGAGTTTATACGAACTGAAAGGGCAGTATCTTGAACTGCTGTCCATGATGGAAGAGGGAGCAGATGAGGAAACCATCAAGGACACACTGGAGGGCATCGAGGGAGAGATAGAAGTAAAAGCTGACAACTACGCACGTATTATCAGACAGCTTGAATCCGATGCCAATGGTCTGAAGACAGAGATTGAACGCATGACAGACCGGAAGAGAGCACTTGAAAACCATGTTTCTTATCTGAAGAACAATTTGCAGGATGCGATGATTCTCACTGGCAAAGAGAAATTCAAAACAGAACTGTTTTCCTTCGGAATACAATCTAATCCTGCATCCGTAGTCATCGATGATCCCACAAGTATCCCGGCAGAATTTCTTATCCCCCAGGAACCGAAAGTGGATAAGAAGAGTATCAAGGAATACTTAAAGGATAACGAAGCTAACTGGTGTCATTTGGAACAAAGCCGTTCCATTCGTATTCGGTAAGGGGGTCGAGCATTGAGTGCATTAAGAAGTTTAAGACGTAGGGTGGCAAGACGAACCATGAAGAATAATGATTTGAGCAAGGTGTGCAAGAGTGGATTTTTTAGCAGAAATTGGAGGTACTGGTGATATGGCACTAACGATTATTATGGGCAAGTCCGGTAGTGGCAAGAGTAAGGCAATCATGAATCTGCCGTCAGACAAGACCCTTGTGGTCAATATCCTGGGCAAGGATTTTCCTTTCAAGAACAAATTCAAATATGTAATCAACGGCAGTGATATCAATATGATAATCGATCAGATTCGCAAGGCTGTTGCTAACGGTATCAAGATTATCGTCCTGGATGACGTTGGATATATCCTTACCATCATGTTCATGAACAGACACAGGAACATGAAAGGGAATCAGTCATTTGAACTGTACAACGATATCGCAGATACCATGTGGAATCTCATCAACTTTCTCAAAACACTGCCGAAAGATGTAAACGTCTACATGAATTTCCATGAGGATACGAATGATTATGGGTCTACCAAGATTAAGACCATCGGCAAGCTGCTTGATGACAAGGTCTGCATCGAGGGCATGGTCACCATCGTACTTCGGTGTATGTCGGACGATGGACGGCATTTCTTCAAGACCGTGACAGACGGCAATGACATCGTTAAAGCACCAATTGACATGTTCCCGGAAGAAGAGATGGATAATGACCTTTTGACTATTGATAACTGCATCAGAGAGTTCTACGGAACCGAAATCAAAGAGAAAACTAAAACAGAAACCCAAGGAGGAAAACTAAATGATTAAACCGTCCAAAGTTCGAGTTCCAGTCAAAGGCTTTGAGGGTTTGTACGAAGTTGATACTGACGGGAATGTATACAGTTTGAGAGCAGGTATCATCTTGAAACCAAATCGTAACACATCCGGCTATTTGCAGTATTCATTACGGAAAAGTGGAAAGAGAAAAGTGATGCTTGGTCATCGGATTGTGGCAGAAGCATTTATTCCTAATCCACATAATTATCCAATTATCAATCATAAGGATGAAACAACGGATAATAATGCAGTGAGCAACTTGGAATGGTGTTCTTACTCATATAACTGTACATATGGATCTCTTCCACAACGTATGAGTCAAATACATTCCGGGATTGAAAACAACAAGGGGGGTATTGCAACTAGAAAACCAGTAATCCAATTAACGAGAAGCGGAGAGTATGTAGCTGAATATGTCAGCATTTCCGAAGCACACAGACAAACCAATATAACAATATCAAACATTAGCAATTGTTGTCTTAATCACAGACCGACAGCAGGAAATTATAAATGGAAATTTAAGGAGGAATGTTAAATGCAGAAACCGTTGCAATATGACACCACCCCGGTAGGGTGGACAGCAGTAAAGCCTGGAGCACATACATGCATCATCAAAGAGGTGCGTGAAACAACGTCAAGGAATGGCAATCAGATGTTAGCTGTGTACTTTGACTTTGATGAGAATGATACACAGATGTCTTATTTCACTGAAATCTACAAACAGCATAAGAAGCAGTTTGGGGATGATGCGAAGTGGAGAGGGTGCTACTACATCACATTGTGTGGTGAGTACGCAACAGCCAATATCAAGAGGTTCACAACAGCAGTTGAGAGGTCTAACAAAGGGTTTGTGACCCAGTGGGATTTGGTTCCGGGTGACGGCACGTTCTGTAACTGCTTTAAAGGTAAACGTGTTGGCATGGTGTTCAGACAGGAAGAATACCGTAAGCAGGATGGATCTATCGGCAAGAGCACAAAGCCTTTTAGGGTCTGCGAATATGGAAAGGTCAAGGAAACCAAAGTGCCGGACGTAAAGAGACTGCCGGAAGAACCTACCCCGGTGTTAAGCAATGACCCCGTGATGGCAGCAGAGGGATTCTACGAAGTACCGGAAGGTTTTGAGTCAGATATGCCGTTTAACTAAATAACAGATTATGGAAAGGATGGTGGAGAACATGAAGGAACTGAAGGTGAAATTAACATTTATTGAGCCGATTCTTGGCAGTGCCAATAGTAACAAGGATATTCATTCGGAGTTTATCGCAAGTAAAGCACCGGATGCTCCAAGTAGAGAAGAGGAGGTAGAAGCACTTGGTGCTGATGAAGTGGAAAAGAAAGAGATGACCGTTTTTCCACGGACGGAAGACGGTACACCGTGCTTTTGGAACTATCAGATTCGTGGATTTTTCAAGCATGCTTGTGGAATGCTCCGGTTAATCAAGGACACGAAGTCGTCCAAAATCAAAGCCTACAAGAAATATATTGATGGTCTTGTGATGGTCAATGAACGGCAGATCCCTATCACCTTTGATGGCGAAATGGGAAATCTGCAAAGACCATTAAGAGGTCAGACCGCCCAGGGTGAGCGGATTGCACTTGCCAATTCCGAGATGATTCCGAAGGGTGCAACAGTCGAATTTACAGTAAGAGTGCTGATGGATGATTTGCTCGATGCCGTGAGGGAGTGGCTTGACTATGGTCAGTATAACGGACTGGGTCAGTGGAGAAATGCATCCTATGGGTCATACAAGTGGCAGGAACTCGATGAAAACGGAAATGTAATAGGAGGAAATTTTGACGATTGAGTAATGGCATTGCGAATTATTGTGTCGCTTGGCAATGGAAGTGCATTGCATAGTGCCGTTCGATGTGGTTACGGCATAGTACAGTATTGTACGGCAAAGTTACGTGGTGTAATGGCTTGGTATTGCTTGGTTTGGCATTGTTTGGCAAAGGCAAGGTGAGGTTTTGTGGAGCAATGTAGTGGTATGGTCATGTTCCGTAACGTAAGGTCGAGCAGTGGTGAAGTAAGGATAGGTCTTGCATTGGCAGTGTGGGGTAGGGTTGGGTTTGGCAGTGGTTAGGTGAAGATTTGTGGAGTTATGTGACGGCAATGTATTGTAAGGTCAAGCAAAGGCAATGTGGGGCAGGATAAGGTCATGTGCAGTATGGTCAAGGTGAGGTGCAGTTTAGTTTCGATTCGTTAAGTAATGGAAAAGTATGGTTACGTAAAGTCATGTATTGGCAAGGCGAAGTGGGGTTCAGTTCGGTTGTGGCAAAGTCTAGTTTCGTAACGTTTTGTCATGGTTAGGAGGAGTACAGATGGTTTATATCGGCATAGATCCCGGAGCAAAGGGTGGCATCGGTATCATCAATGAAGAGACATTCACGGAGTTTGCGTTTCCGTATAGCAATGAAGCACTCATAGATGTCTGTCAGTTATATCAAGACAGAGCCTCTGTAGTGGTCGAGAACGTCCATGCAATGCCGGGGCAAGGTGTTACCTCAATGTTCACGTTTGGACGCAATTTTGGGTACATTTTGGGCGTTTTAGAGGCATATAAGATGCCATACACCCTTGTAGATCCACGAACATGGAAACACCACTTCGGAATCAGTGCCGATAAACAATCATCTATAGACAAGTGCAAGGAATTGTACCCCGGTATAAATCTTCTGCCCACAAAGCGGAGCAGAAAAGAATCAGACGGAATGGCAGAAAGTTTGCTCCTCTCGCATTACTGTAAATTGTTGGAGGAAAGAGTATGAAAGTCAAGATACCGAACTGCAGCTGCGGAGGACAGGCAGTACTTTATGACAAGGGAGATATCGCAGTCATAAAGTGCAGTGAGTGCTCCCAGTTTGTAACCGAGGGAAGTAAAGAGATGGCATTGCAGGAATGGAAGGTGAGGATAAGTGAGCAAAAGAAAAGAATTAAGTGATATCGCAATCTGTCCACTGTGCGGTGAGTTTGATTCCATATGGGTTACAGACAAAGACAATTACGATCACAACTACAAACAGAACAATGGTGCTTGTGTTGGAATCAATTGTGTCAGATGTGGACTGGAATTATATGCGTATTCCGTTGAACACGAACACAACTCTTACGAATATATTCGGTCACAGGCATCCCATAAGTGGAACAGGTTGTCAGATAAGATTTGGAAGGTAGCAGACAATGGCACAGTATAGATCAATTCAGCTTTCATTTTGGACGGATGCAAAGGTGATAGATGACTTTACACCGGAAGACAGATACTTCTATCTGTATCTTATGACAAATCCGCATACCAATCTTTCCGGGTGCTATGAAATCTCAATGAAGCAGATGGCAGATGAAACTGGGTATTCCAAAGAAACGGTACAAAAACTGTTAGCCAGGATGCAGGATATTCACAAGGTAATCGTGTATTCCAATGTCAGTAAGGAACTGCTGATTATCCATTGGAGCAAGTATAACTGGACTAATTCAGATAAACTGCGGACTGCTGTTTCAAGGGAAATCTCATCTATCAAAGACCAAAACTTCAAAGAGTTTCTGACAGGTATTTATGAGGGTGATGATACCGTATCGATACCGTATCCATACGGTATGGATACAACTATTACTAATACTAATACTATTAATAATACTAATTCTAATATTACTACTCATAAAAAGATACCTAATAGATTTATTCCACCCACCTATGACGAAGTATCTGCCTATGCAATAGAGATTGGATCATCTGTCAATGTCGATAACTTCCTGGACTACTATGAATCAAATGGGTGGATGGTTGGAAAGAACAAAATGAAAGACTGGAAAGCAACATTCAGACGTTGGAGCAGAGAAAATAAGAAAACAACGTCCAGTCAGTTGGATGCGATTATGAAAGCATGAGGTGATTATGAGCAAAATTATACATGGAGATTGTTTAGAAAAGTTAAAAGAATTAAGCGATTGTTCCGTTGATTGTTGTGTTACATCACCTCCGTATTATGGACTTCGGGATTACGGTACTGGTCACTGGGAAGGTGGAAATCCTGATTGCCCTCACCGTAGATTATCAAAATATTTGAGCAAAACTATAACGGGACACGCACAGGAAGAATTAAAAGGCAATGTGGGAGACGCTATATATAAGACTGTTTGCCCGTTGTGCGGTGCGATACGTGTAGATCGGCAAATAGGATTGGAGGAAACACCGCAGGAATACATTGATAAATTAGTTCAAGTGTTTCGTGAAGTAAGACGAGTTTTGAAGGACGATGGAACGCTATGGCTGAATATTGGAGATAGTTACGCAGCTGAACGTGGTGGGTCACATCAGCCAGCAGAAACTTTAGGTGGTGGAGAACACGGATACACGCAAGACGGGTCACGTACCAACCGGGGTCGTGGTGACACATATAATCCTACTAGAAATGCTCATGCCATCGGACTGAAACATAAAGATATGATTGGTATTCCGTGGATGTTGGCATTCGCATTACGCCAGGACGGGTGGTATTTGAGGCAGGACATCATATGGCACAAACCAAATCCGATGCCGGAATCTGTCAAAGACAGATGCACAAAGTCACATGAATATATCTTTCTGCTATCAAAAAAAGAACGATATTACTTTGATTATCAGGCAATACAAGAAGATAGCAAGTGGTATGAACAAGATGCAAGAGCAGATAAAGGACGCATTGCATATGATGGCAAGCGTAGACAGGGGGGGGTGATAAATACGAAAGCACAGGAATCATTTGTGCTTTTGAATGAAAAGAGAAACAAACGTGATGTATGGAGCGTATCAACGCAAGCAGTTAAAGAAGCACACTTTGCCACGTTCCCAGAAAAGTTGATTGAACCATGTATTTTAGCAGGAAGTAAACCGGGTGGAATCGTACTTGATCCATTTTTCGGAAGTGGCACAACCGGGAGAGTAGCAACAAAGCTAAACAGAAACTACATCGGTATAGAACTAAACCCTGATTACATTGATATAGGAAATAGACGAACAGAGAATGTTCAGATGTGTATTCAAGGGTTTTTGAGGGAAAAGCATGAACAGAGAAGATATTAAAAGATTACTGGGAATGATAACGATTACCTATCCCAATTTCAAACTCAACGATCCTGCCCTTGCCGTGGATGTATGGCATCGAATCCTGGAACCGGACGATGCACAAAATATCTTCGATGCATTCAGTGTGTATGCGAGGACGGATACATCCGGTTTTGCACCGTCACCGGGCAAGCTGCACATGATGATAGCAGACAGATTGTCCGATGAGATAGATGAGGGAGAGATTATGACCATACTGACTATGGCAAGCAGGAATGCTAATTACGGATTCCAGGATGAATTTGACAAGATGCCAAGGGCATTACAGAAAGCTGTCGGCAGTCCTACGAACATCCGTAACTGGGGTCAGATGGAGCAAGACCAGTTGAACTACACATTTAATAACATCATAAAAGCATACAAACGGACGGTGCATGATGAAAAGGTAAGGTTGGCAGCAGTTGGTACGAACCTGGAGAAGATAGAAACATCTGACAGGTTGAAAGCACTGACGGACAGCATTGTTCAAAGGGTCAAGAGAGATCCATTGCCGTTTGAAGTGGAGGAAGATTACGAATGAAAACACATGAGGAAATAACATGCCGTACTTGTGCAGACTATGGAACGTCAAATGTTACTCGATGTAAGCGTTGTGATGGAACATTTTCCAATTGGCAACCGAAAGAAACAAATGATGCACAAGAAGCAAAGGCCGATGCCGGGAAACTGGATTTAACATTAGTTCCTGCAAAGGCAATCAGAGATTGTGCCATAGTAAGAGAATATGGCAACAGGAAGTATGGTTCGAGGGATAACTGGAAACAGGTCAGTGTAGAGAGGTACACAGCTGCTCTGTACAGACATCTGTTAGCTTTCATCGAAGATCCACACGGAGTAGATGAAGAATCCGGGATACAACACTACAAGCACTTGTTATGTAATGCATGTTTTATAAGTGCATTAATGGAGGACGAGTGATGAACAATCAAGAGAAGATTATCATGCTACAACGAATCAATATTGTACTTAACAGTTTGATTCTGATTGGACTAATCGTCCGCATGATATTGGGTATATAGGAGGGTAAGTGATGGACTTGAATACGGCAGATACATTGTACCTGGCTATGGCAGTGAAGCACATGCTAGGACATGAGCAGAAGAACAGCGACAGGATTATGTTTGAGCGACTTTATTACAAACTGTCAATCTCACATAACGGGAAAAAGATAAGAGATACGTTCGGAGGAATAGGGAATGGAAACAGTAATGCAGACACAAAATGATAGAGTTTTAAGATACATGGAGAATCACCCGTCCATCACATCACTTGATGCAATCCGGGATTTAGGATGCACAAGACTGTCAGCAAGGATATCTGACTTACGCAGGAAGGGATATGCAATAGCTACGCAGTCTGTGGTGGTGAAAAACAGGGATAACAAGAAAGTCAGAGTAACCGCATACTCACTGGCACATGATTGAGAGGGTAAACAATGAAGAGAGCAGTAAGGAAGAACATGCAACGGACGGAAAAGGAGCAGAGAAGTCAAGCTAACATCATATCGTGTGTTGCATTTACAGTCTTATGGGAAGATGGGTGGAGAGAGAAGCGGATAATGCGTAGGTTTGCATCGGCTATGGAGGTGATGCAAGAACTCAAGACAAAGGGTCTGACACCGTTGGAAATCCTGGAAGAAGAAACAGGGATTGAACTTCAGATGGACGGGGAACGGTCATATCATGAATTTATGTATTTGGCTCATGACGTTCCTATGCGACCCATGACAGATGCCGAGATAATCTACATGAGAAATAGATCCGTGAAGTTTGCATCATTGATTCTCTTATCATCCTTATGTGTGGTATTACACCGGGAAGATGGATGGGGGTTTGAGAGAATCAGCAGATTCCTTTACCGCATGGATTTGGTCAGAAAGTTACTGGGTGACGATGAACAGAAATGCATGGACTTCATGCGGAACAACACAGGGAAAGACCCAAAGGAGATGTGGATGTGATGTTGTGTACAATGGCTAGTGGAATGATTATTGAATGTCTATCGTGTGGTAAGGATATAGAAGTTAACAAGGATACGATAGTTCTGACGTATCAAGGTGAATTTCTGTATTGCCCTCATTGTGGATATATAGCAGACATTCAAAGATATCATTTATATGGAAAGAGAAAAGACAATGAGCAATAAATTAACAGAACTGACATTTGAGGGAACATTTGATTTAGGCAGACCAATAAATGCTTCTGAAATCAAAGACATCATCGGAGATGTGAAACAGGAAGATATCGACAGACTGATTCTGCATGATAAAACGGACAACAAGCGGACAGAATACATCAAAGTGATTTACTGCAATGAATGTGAATGGTGGGACACTGATGAAAAGGGTGAGATTGGGGCTTGTTGGAATCCGCAGATGATGCACGATGATATATGTTTACTGATGCACAACAACGATTATTGTAGCAAAGGAGAACATAAGCATGATTGATGAGAAAAAGCTGATAGATAACATATTGTACGCAGATAAGTGGAACAATCAACATTGCCCAAGGTGGGTGATTAACATGATTAAGGTTCAGCCAGTATTTGAAGCAGTGGCTAGAGTAGAGGAGACAAAGGTACAACACGAATGTGTGCGAGATTATGTTCAGCATGTCATTTCCGAACTACATGCCCCGGCAAAAAGTTGTACCCACGTTATGGCATCTGATGTCATTAATCAAGACAATACTAAATTGAGTGTGCAAGATGCCATTAGATACATAGACCAACTATTTGAACCACCGTGCAATTATCTGCTAGGCACAGTTGATATTGAGGATCAGATGAAACAGCAGATGCCGGAATGGTGTGCGAAATGCAACACGCACTTAAAAACGGAGTGTTGGCAGAAGTTTTTTGAGATGCGGAAAGAAGAAGAAGGAAAATGGGAGAAATAATTCTGATAGTTGTAATTTTCTTGGCAGTATTCGCACTGGGGTGCTCTTTGGGAGGAAAATGGAAATGATGATTAAGGCAGATTGGCAGGATATTGTAGATACCATTAGACAGTATGAGGATGTGATAGGTGAGGATGTCTGTGACGATATCATTGCAGATATCAGTGAAGTGGTTTACGGATTGGAGAACGAAAGTAATGTTAAATAAGTATACGATATCACGAAGGATCGAAGCAGAAGTAGAACGACAAGGCATTAGCAAAACAGAATTGGCACGTAGGACAGGACTGAACAGCGGAACGATATGCAGATATGTGAACGGCAATATCAGCCGGGGCATGAGTGCCGAGTGTGTCAGGAAAATTGCCGATGCTCTTGGAGTAACCTGTGAGTATCTTGGAATGACGGAGGGCGAGTGATGAGCAACACAGAAAAAAGAAATAGTTTGAACCTAAATGACTGGATCAAAGTGAGACTAACCCCTCTTGGAGCAACTATTTTTTATCATCAGTATGACGATCTTCTCAAGGATCATCCGCAGATAACATCCATTAAGCCGAAGATGCCTTGTATTGACCGGGATGGGTACACTCGCTTTCAACTTTGGTGCTTTATTAAACTATATGGAGACTTTATAGGCATGGGACAAGAACTGGTTATCGAGGACAATAGAATTTATTTTGAGACAGAAAAGGAGGGTGAGTGATGACACTTTATGAGTTGGATAGTGCGTTTGAAGACTTGATGGATAAGGCAGTAAATGACTTATCACCAAAGCAATTCAAACAGTTTATGGATGACATATCAATGATGTTGTCAGACTATGAGGACTACGAACAGGAGAACGAGTGATGCAAGAAATGATGAACAATAATGATGAAAAATGGGGGCTTACTCCGTGGGGATGTATGTATGCTGTTCTGAAAGATTATGGTTATGATCCCGAGATGCTCACCCCAACGATGGGTGAACACATGGTTGAAGATTTCATGGAAATGATGGTCACTGCCGGAATAGTTGCCAAAAAGGATAAGGAGGAAGAGTGATGGAGTGTAAGTACTACACTGCAGAGCAGATACTGGACGCACTTTCTGAGGTGGGTGTAGGTACAGGAGATATATCCGAGGTGATGAGTTGTTTAGGAAGGATGCCATCAGCAGAACCATACTGGGATGAAATTCTTGTTATATGTGATAACTGTGGTCACGCTATTCGTGTGAAGCGTATAGAAGCGGAGGACAAGTGATGGAGCAGAGGACGTTCGATGAACTGATTTCCAATTTTAACAGTACAGTCAGTAAATGGGAAATTGATCTCAAATATAAATTCCAGTTGTTGGGAATGATTGCAAGCATAGGGTATGAACACGAGAAAATGCTAAAGAACCTGCAATCAGAAGAACCAAAGTGGAACAACCACACCGTAGCATGTTTGCTTGCAGACCTTTTTGACGATGCATGTGCTTGTAACTACTGTGGCATAGATGAGTGGTTGCCGGAGAAATGCGAGGTGATTGATGCCTGTCCTAATCCTGTTGGGGTTGCATGTTGGGAACAATTTTTGACACATAGAATGGAAAGGAGAACAGATGAGTGACTTAATCAGCAGACTGTCAGAACTTCGCAGTCAGTACAACTGCTTTAACGAGAGCGAACGAGATGCGTATCATGCGCTGTCAGAAGCAATCGAAGCACTGAAAGAACGAAGAACGGGAAAGTGGATACAGCACCCAATTTATGAGGGGTCAGACCATTATTATTATGCCTGTAGCGAGTGCGATTATCGGTCGTGGAGTCAAGATAATTTCTGTTCCGTATGTGGTGCCTTTATGGGAGGTGAAACAAGTGACGGTTAATAAATATGGTGGCATAAATGATATGCCAAATAGATGGTCAAAGGAACATAATAGAATATATCGACTTTGGTATCATATGCTTAGAAGGTGTTATGACGATACTCAATTATCTCGCAAAAAAGGAAAGTCGTATATTGATTGTGATGTTAGTGATGAGTGGAAATATTTATCTAAATTCTTTGAGGATGTAAGAAAACTTCCGGGATATGAACAATGGCTAACTACTACAGGTATGGTATTAGACAAAGATATTCTTGGAGGCAAAAACAAAACATATTGTAAGGAAAACTGTTGTTTTGTCCCATCAAAAGTTAATTTGGCTGTTATGAACAAACAGAACCCTAATATCACATATAACGCAAATGAATCGCATAAGGTTGTGTATTGCCTGGAAAAAAATGGTGCAAGACGTATTTTTAATAGCGAAAAGGAAGCCTGTGAGTTCTTGGGAGTTAGGCAGTGTAGTGTCGCAGGGGCATATAGACTTGGATGTAAATGCAAAGGATATGTAGTGCATCGGATAGGAAAAAGTGCAAAGATGGAGGTGTAGGATGACTAGAGAAGAAGCAATAGAGATTCTGAAGGATGATGCATATGTGCTATATGAGGATGACAGTCCTTATAACCGACAGGCATTTGATATGGCTGTTGAGGCACTCAAGTTCCGTGATGCACACGAAACGGCTATTAAATCAATTAATCAATATTTTGATGAACATCACGCATTGTTAATGAATTGGATTCCGTGTGATGAAGAATTGCCGGGAAAAGGCGAGAATGTGTTGGTGACAAACAACTGGCATGAAGTCCGTATGGCATATCTTACAGACCGCACACGAGGAAAAGTGCTGTGTTGGATTGTTGACCACAACAGCTATCACCCTGTAGACCGAAAAGAAATCCTTGCGTGGATGCACCTACCCACCCCGTTTTTTGAACCCACCCCACAACAGGAAGGAGAAGATGATGATTGAGATTGTGAAAACTGGGATGTGCAGAGACTGCAAGAATGCCGACTTAGTACTGGAACGCCTTTACTCAAACCTAGAAAACTATTGGTCAATCCGCTGTCAGCACGAGTATGCTTGTAATTCGATGAAAACAAAAACAATTGTGTGGCTTGCAGAAGAAGAGGGATGGACAAAAAAAGAGGAGGAAACGCAATGAATAACAATGATATTTTAACAATGATAATCACTAATATCCGGGCGGCTATGGAACTCCGGGATATGGATGAAAAGGAATTCTGCCAGGCAGCAGGAGTATCTGACAGATATCTCTCACAGAAACGGGATGATATCGGAATCGTGAGATTGATTTCTATGTGCGAGATTCTCAAAATAAGACCGGAGGATATCCTCAATAAGGAATATGCCACCGAAGCACGTAAAGAGGCTTTAAGGGGCGAAATTGAACGTTTAACGAAGGAATTAAACAGATTGGAACCGTTCATGCCGGAACCGATTGAACCTACCCCGTCAAAAAAATAATCCCACCCCTATCAGAGAGGAGATGAAATATGAATTTTATCGACAGATACCGAAAAGAAATGGAGGAGCAGACTGATATGGATATTGACGATTTAACACCGGAACAGATTGAGCAACTCAAAGGTGCTTTGGCACATGCTATGCTGACACCAATACCGAACAAAGAACAGCAGTTGCGTGAGATGAAGGATGAGATGACCGTCCTTGCCAATACATTCGCAGATTGTGCAGACATATTCTTGACCAGGTTCAGAGGCAGACTGCCACAGAAAAAGATCTTTACACTTGTCGAAATCTTCTTCAACACACTGCATCAAGGGAGTGATGAGTAATGGCTAAAAGTAATGCATGGGCATTGAGCACGTCTTTTGCAGAACGCAAGGATATCATTGAGTTTAATAACTTTGTGCGTGAGTTAGGCAAGTTCAGCATAGACAAGAAAGACCCAAACGTCCTGGACATCGTAAAGTCACACTGTGACGAATACCGCAAGCTGTGTACTGACTACAACATGACACCTAGTTGGGAAGGGATCGCTCTCGCCCTGGGGAAGACAAGACAAACATTAACGCAGTGGAGAGACGGAAACGTCCAATGGGTGAAAGACAAGGGCATCACGGAATACTTGCAGACAGAATGGGCATGGATAAATTCAGTGCTCATCACCTCGATGCAGGATGGTAGAGTAGACAAGATAAGCGGTATCTTTATCGCACGTAACAACTTTGGCTACGTGAACGAAGACCAACCTACCAAAAAGCAGGAAATCAATGTAAACTTATCTATGGAGCAACTGATAGAAGGTGCAAAGAATTTGAAAGCTACTGTCACGCAGCCGGAGAAGATGCTAGTACAGAAGGGTACTGGCAAATTCAAGACGGATGCACCGATGCGAGAGAAAGTACCATCAAGAGCACCAAAGAAGAAACAAGCGGAACAAAGGGATCTACGCAAGCCTAGTTTCGTTGATGACATCCTGGAAGACTGACACAAGAAAAGAGACTATCAAGTGATAGTCTCTTGCTGTCTTTTGTATGGTTTAAATTTTCTTTCCAGTTCTGACATCAGTGTGAGTACATCTATATTGGAAAGTAGTTCTTTAATCTCTTTCAGAACTTGTTCCTGTTCTTCTTCGGTTAGGTCGGTTCTTCCGTCAACCTGGATTACCATTTTATTTCCCCCTTAAAATTTTTATCCCCCCTCTGTCAACGTGCAGAATAGTAGTTCCCATCATCATCGGCATATTCATAATATCCGATGGTATCTTCATCCGTCCAAACTTCATATCCTGTTGGATTCAAGAAAGTTTGGTTTCCGTTTTCCAGTGTGAACATTCTTTGAGGAATGTTTCTATCTTCGCTTATTTCTCTATATTTCCACATGTTACCCTCCTGTGATTTATCATCATCATATTCAATTGTAATCATCGGCTTGTCAGTTGGCTCTGTCCGTACCCATTCAACCATTGCCTGATTGTTTATTTTCAATTTCATTTCGTTACCCTCCTGTATTACCCTCGTGATTTTTCCTACCCACCGGGGATGCATCATGCATAGCATCTGCATCCCGGTTTCCAGTAGTTGAGCTGCTCTTCAATCTCTTCGTTTGTTACGAATGGGATATCAATCAAGAACAATCCATCTGCTGTTTCAACATAGGCTTTTCCATAACGGGGAAGTGTTTCGCATCCCTTTACACCGATAATCTGTCTGCTTTCGATTGCGTTCCTGCATCTTAATCCTACTGCACAAGCTACGTTCTGCTGAATGCAAGCCGGGATGTTGCTCCTGGAAGGATTCTGCGTTGCCATGACAAGCCGGATGTTCGCAGCTCTTGCTAATCTTAACAGTTCATCGATCCTTTCTTCCGCACCTTTGACACGGAGAACCTGTGCCAATTCGTCAATGATAACATAGATAAGACGGTGGTCTGACTGTAAGAGTTTTCTTCTCTTCATGTCACGGTATCTGTTATTCATCGTTTCGATGATGCTATCAAACATGTTGTTGACATCTTCCGGTTCCGTTACAACACCTTTGATGTGCGGAAACTCTTCCCAACGTGCCATCTCAACTCTTTTCAAATCGAAGATGATGATATTAATTAAGGTGGGGTCATATCCTGTGAGTCTGTACATCATCGCACTGGTTAGCACCGACTTACCGGAGCCAGGTCTGCCTGCAATCAAGGTGGCATTCTCATTGACTATTGCATCGATGTTGTTATAGATTGTTTCATTCATATCCCATTTACAAATATTTTTTAACATGTCTTTCATCCTCTTTTCTGTTTTAAGGTTTCTAGCTTGCCTGTATTTGAGTTTTAATTGTTTGGTTGAGTATTTCCCTACTTGTAAGTTGCTATCGATTCTACACCCGTTTCTGTGCGTTATTTGGGATTGTCATTTTGTACCATCTGTTTCCCTTTTTCTGTCTTAATTCCATTTCATTTCCGTTGCGTTCTTCCTCTTTTATCATTGAGAGAGCAAATTGATAATTGCTAGTCTCAACAAATAATGATTTGTTGCTTTTCCTTGATATTCTATACATACTATCATTTTCCTTTCTGTTTTATTTTAGAATGCACATCCGGGAATTGCACCCGGTCACAACTATTAGATAGTTGCTGCCTTGCATCTATGCAGTTTATTTTTGCTTAAAACATGTATACTCTTACTTTTTCACCTGTTGGTAATGGCGCTATCACATAATAACCACAATCAGTATTACCCATGTGGTCATTCCATGTTTTCTCAGGTCTGAAGTAAACTTTTGTTTTATGGTATTCACAACCATATCTGTCTGAGTGGATATAATAACCCGTTTTTCCATCTTCGATATTTTCAAAAAATTCAACGTCAAACTTGATCCCGTTTTTACCAGTGATATATTTTTTCATTGTTTATCCCTCCATCAGTTTTAATAATGTTTTGTTGTATCCGTACTTGATTATCATGTTAACTATCATGTGATAGTCTGCTGCCGTTTCCGTTTCTTCAATGATTTGAAACGCAAGTTTATATATATCTGTCATTTGTTTATGCTCCTAACTCTGCAAGCAGTCTTTCCCCGAAAGTCTGCATAATATCTTTACATACTTCCTCTTCATAAGATCCGGGAATTTCGTATTGCGTCTTGATATCATGTAAACGTCTTTCAATTGCATTTACGCTTGTCTGCATCCAATCTTCATACAAGTTTAGTTTTACAGCGTCCGATGCTTTTAAGATCCATACAATGTATCTATAAGAACCCGGAAAGCCTTTAGTCATTGATTGAGTAATGACTAACCTATGTTTTCTACAATACTTCCTTATAACGTCTATATCATGCCAGTCTGTTAAAGATAAGATAATGCCTTTACAATGAAATGCAGGAACATTATAGAAATAGTCATTTCCAAAGTTAGTAATTTCATAATCTGAAAAGTGGTTATCTTGTAAGAATGTTTCTAAACGTTTCATGTTTTTTCCTCCTATGATTGATAGTTTATTGTTTCAAACCGTTTCCGGGAATTGCACCCGGATGATTAGCCACTTTTTATAGTGTTCTTGCAACGGTGATTTTTAACTGTTAATTAATAGCTTGTATAATATCTATGATCGGATTTTCTGTATTTACTGGAATTGATAACCATTCAGCTTTTGATAATTTTTCCATGCCATTCTGCTGTCTGTATTCGTTGATATGGTTTTGTGTTGTTACACTGTATCCATTCCACAATCTATAGAAAATTCCGTTTTTTATCATTGCTACTTCCGTTGTATAGCTTGTGAGGATCGAAAGTCTGTTACTGTATTCTGTTACAATTGCTTTACCGTAAAAACTTTTTTGTCTGCTGTATTCCGATCTAAGATTGTATCTCATTTCTTTTTCCTCCTTTTGGTTATGTGATGTTCTTTTTTGTTTTTGCTTTTATCTCTGGTTTACTAACTCCTTGCAAAATTCATTCCAGTTGTTTTCTAATAATTCTTGTTTCTTTTCATAATCCTTCCAGCCATATTCTTTGCGGATCTGCTTCGCAATGTCGTTGTATTTATTAAAAATATCTTCGCTGATCCGCTTTCCTGTCATATTTCTATAACCTGTAGTAATTGCCAGATCGTACTTGTAATCAATGTAGCAATCATAATTCCATCCATAGACACCACAATTATAAAATTTTGCGTCCATGTAATCCGGAAGAATGTCCTGTAAATCACAATATCCTGCTCTGTAAACATTTCTAAACATTGCGTTAATATAAGGGTTTGTAACTTTGATCTTCATTGTTTTTTCTCCTTTTCTTTTAATGGTGCGCGCGTGGCGCGGATCTGGTTTACAAGTTGTTTTGTATTTCCTTTTGTTGTCTATATTATAAGCGTACATATAGATAAATGCAATTGAAACATGTTATCGTACACATATATTTTATATGTTTTTAACTGAAATATAATGTATATATGCGTACATTTATATACTTTTTACTGAAACATAATACAGTTGTACGAATAGATAAAAAATGATATGATTATTCATAATCATATTTTAAGAAATGGAGGGTTTTATATATGACTGTATCAGATGCACAAAAAAGAGCTGTTAACAAATGGAGATCTAAAAACATGAAGCGTATTCCACTAGATGTAAGAATAGAAGAGTACGAAGCATTAAAAAATTATTGTGATCTTCATAACTTATCTATTAATGGCTTTATACGTAAATTATTTATTGATGCAATTGGCTATAATAAAGAACAGTATATATAAGCATCATATAAACAAAATAAGACATAATAAAACGCAAGGTATATATTTGTATCTTGCGTTTATTATTGTTTCTATATTTTGATTGTAGTGCTTTATATTATATAATTACATTCTTATATATATAATATATATTATATATAATATAAGTATTATTCTTATTATTATTAATTCCAGGCTTTATCTATATAAGCATCTATTAAGCATACTTTATATATTAATCTTATTATCCCATCATATATCCTATACCCCGATTGTAGTAGAAAAGGATAACCCTATTAGACTAGGTCTACTAGGTAATTACCCTATAACCTACTAGGTTTTTAATACCCCTATGATTCTATTCACCTACATGCCTATAGGTTAATAGGATATATATGCCCCTTCATTTAACTATTCGTTAAACAAAACTTTTTTCCATAGTTTAAATAAAACTAATATACCCGGAAAACATTGATAATCCAGGCTTTTTTCCGGTATCCCCTATACATTCCGAAAACCTATAATCACTATAATCAAGTAATATTTATACTTTGGAGCGGATGACAGCGGAAAAACAGCTTAAAAAGACCGGGACGGGGGTTATGCGATTTTCCGGACGGGGCGTGTTTACCCCCTTCAGTATTCGCAAATTCCAAAAATCCCTCTTTTCCTGTTCCTCCAAGCAACTCGAAAATACAAAAGGGCATCTTTTTCTGCAAGGAGAAAGCTGCTCTCTAAAATTTTCTAAAAAACAAAAAGGGCAAAAAGTGACATTGATAGTGATAGACGAACTATCACAATAGATGCTAAAATCTTTGCATAAAGAAAGGGCAGTGACGGTGTGCGAGGGGTTATGGTGTCACTGCCCGGAGGTACTTGTGTGCTTCATGTGTGAAAACAAAAGGAGAAAGGACAACTGTGTATTACACCTAAAACAAACAAATGGCTAAAGTAGTTGATGAAGCACACTATGAGTGTACATGAAGAGAGGCAGGAAGGAAATGTCATTCTATAGTCCGTGTCTGAAAATTTTTTAATAAGCAAAAAGGGGGTATCTGATTGAGGGATGACGAACTGAAAGAAGCGTACATGGTATATAAAGAGCATGGTAGAGAGCAGTTAGACAATACGTATGAGTGCATGCGGTATCTTTGGGAGACATGGAATGATTACGATACGGTAAGGGACTTTCGGATGTGGCTGAACACGCTACCTGTTGATGAAAAGACGATGAGCCGGGCGAGGGAAAGCTACATGCTGACGGGGAAAGACATCTTTGATGATTTCATCCTGGCAATGGAATGGGATCGCACGAACAAGTTCTATCTGCCGAGAAGGAGACAGTTAAAGCCTATCGTTGATGAGATGCAGAGGCTTAATGACCATGAGTTAAAGATACTTGGTATAGCTGCTCCACCTGGAGTAGGGAAGACTGGTTTGGGTAACTTCTTCATGGCATTCACTGCCGGGAGAGTACCGGACAAGGCAATGCTGATGGGCAGTCATTCGGAGGCAATCTTGAAGGACAACTATGGAGAGGCACTGCGGATGGTAGGCAGTGACGAATACAACTTTAGGGAGATATTCCCGGAGCGGATGTTGGTGCGGACGAACGCACAGGATTTGAAGATTGATCTTGACCAGGCAAAGAGGTTCTCGACATATCAGTTTGGGAGTATGGGTTCTAGCCTTGCAGGAAAAGTAAGAGCACAGTCGCTGTTGTATTTGGATGACTTGATTCCCAATATTGAGACTGCACTGAACAGGGACAGACTGGACAAGGTCTTTCGGAGCTTCTCGACAGACTACATGCAGAGGATCGAAGGTACATGCACCATACTCTGCGTGATGACCCGGTGGAGTGTGTGGGACGTTTTAGGACGGTTAGAAAGGGAGTATGAAGGTGACCCTAAAGCCAAGTTCCTGCACTTCAGTGCCTTGAATGAGAACGGTGAGAGCAACTTTGACTATGGTGGAGACATAGGGTTCAGCACGGAGAGATACATGCAGATTAAATCCACTATGGATGACCTGTCCTGGAGGGCATTGTATCAGAACGAACCTATCGAGAGGGAGGGTCTTCTGTATGACAGCAAAGAACTGAACTACTACTATGAACTGCCTGGTACAGACCCGGATGCGGTGATAGCAGTTGTTGACACGAAAGACAAGGGTACAGATGACTGCGTGATGCCAGTGGCATATGTGTATGGGGATAAATATTACATTGAGGATTTCGTGTGCGATGATGCGACACCGGACGTTACCGTTCCGAAGATAGCGACAAAGCTGATGGAGCACCATGTAAAGATGTGCCGTTTTGAAAGTAACGCTGCCGGGGGTAGGATAGCGAAAGAGGTGGACGATACAGTGAAGGGCAAGGGTGGAACATGCTCCATCACCACGAAGTATTCCACACAGAACAAGGAAACCCGTATCATCGTTGGCAGTATGTGGGTGAAGTCGCACTGCTTATTCCGGGCAACGGATAAACGCACGAAAGAGTATGACAAGGCTATGCAGCTGCTGTGTGGGTTCTCGCATGTCAGCAAGACAAAGAAGGATGACGTACCGGATGCCCTCGCAATGCTGTCAGACTTCGCACAGAGTTTTGAAACAAACACCATTACCGTACACAGGAGGTGGTTCTAGACCAGTGGAAATGTTAGAAAAAAAGCATGGTAAAATGTTGCATGAAGAGGCTAAATGTGATATTTTATGTGATAGTAAAGCTATCACTGTCTTACAAGAGATTTTAGACCGGAAGAATACGGCAGAAGTGTTTGTCGGAAAATACGGAATCGTAATCCGGGAAATCTCACGCAAAACAAAGTATACGCACTGATAGCGAATCAGTGTAAGAGACTAACGGCAGTCTGTTCCTTAACGGGGATAGACTGCCTTTTTTGATGAATATGGAATTATTCGGACGAAAAACATTATATACATCGGTCGATGAGATAACCAAAGACAACATACTCGAAGTCATCGGACGTTTGACTGGTGATTTCGACAAGAACCGCATGGAGATTGATTATCTTTGGAACTACTACAGGGGCAAACAGGACATCCTGTACCGTACGAAGGAGTTTAATGACTTCATACTCAACAAAATCGTTGAGAACAGATTCCGTGAAGTAGTCGATTTCCATACGCAGTATCTTGCAGGAGATGCGATCAAGTACAGTGCCAATGCACAGAAGTATGCAGATGCAGTAGACCAGTTGAATGACTTCTGCCGTTTAGAGGGCAAGGAGACTTTAGATTACCACCTCATCAAGTGGTACAACATCTGCGGTACTGCATACCGTCTTATCCTGCCGAAAGCTGCTGAAGCTGAAGGAGAATCCCCGTTTAAGATTACCACATTAGACCCCCGTTGCACCGGGGTAGCCTATACAACCAGGATACCGCACGAGCCGAAGATGTGTTGGTATGTGACCGTTGATTCTGACGGAGTGCAGACATGGTCTGTCTACGTGAAGAATCCGAGTGGAAACCGTTTCTTTGAAATACAGAACTCCCAGGTACTCCGGGATGACCCCTATCCGCTTTCCGAACTCCCCATCATCGAATATCCGTGTGGTGAAGACCGCATGAGCAGTGCCGAAGTAGTCCTGCCGTTATGCGATGCCATCAATAACCTGGATTCCAACCGTATGGACGGTGTCGAACAGGCAATACAGACACTTCTTGTACTGGTCAACTGCAAGCTGCCGGAAGGTATGACCGCAGACCAAATCAAGGAAATGGGTCTTATTGAACTGATTTCCAATGAGAACAAAGCGAGTGTGGAGCAGATAGCTACCAAACTCGACCAGTCCAACACGCAGACTTTGAAAGAAGACTTGCTGTCAGCTATCCGTGCCATTGCTTCACTGCCAAATACCGCAGAGAACTCCGCAACAGGTGGAGACAATGGTCTTGCCGTTGTTTATCGGAATGGTTGGGAAGGTGCTTACGAAGCTGCTCTTGGTGATCAAAAGAACATCGACCGTTCCGAATACACTGCTATCAAGCTGATGCTTGAAATCTGTGAAGGTACTGGCAAATTGGATCTTCCCATCCGGGCAATCAACATTGACTACACAAGACAGCACTACGAGAACATGGCTACCAAGGCACAGGTACTCATCGCAATGCTGAACAATGACAAGATCCATCCACAGGTGGCATATGAGACTTCCGGTCTGTTCTATGACCCAAATAAGAAATATTTGGAAGGCTTGAAATGGTTTGAGGAGCACGGAGAGAAACCGGAACCTACAGAGGTGATAGACGTTGAAGAAGACCGTACAGAAACGGAGACAGTTGAAGTTTGACGAGATCAACGCACTTGTCAAAGAGATTGCCGTCACCTCTGAATCTGAATACCAGGCACTGCCTGTAGAAGAACGCAGAAAGAGGAAAGATAAGTTTTGGGATTTCCTTTGGGGATGGTTGATAGACGGTTGGGCAGCAGGACTGCTGTTTGTCGGAGAAGACAAAGACATCCCCGACCTTACACATATTCTCAACTATATCTACCCAAGAGGCGAGACTACGTCAGACATCTACGAGAAAGACGTAACCGACCCGGAGAAACTGCAACGGATGATTGAGTGCGAAGCAAACAGGTGCTTTAACAGTGGGGTTATAGAAGCTGTGAAAGGCACAAAGGGGGTGATGAAGACCTGGGAAACAATGGGAGATGAACGTGTCAGAATTTCTCACGATTATCTTGAAGGAATGACAATCCCGTTTGATGAGGAATTCGTCACCATCGGTGGTGATTCAGCACTCGCCCCTGGTGGATTCGGTGACCCGGAGAACAACGTGAACTGCCGTTGTTGGATCACTGTCAAAAAAGGTAATAAGGCTGAAAGCCTTTAACATATAAGGCAGAAGGGAATCTGCCATAACAACACGCAAATGCAGAGGGAACTGCATACTAAACGCAAGGAGGGACACAATGAAAATCGATACCGCAAGCATTGAGAACTATGATGCCATGACTGCCGAAGAAAAGGTAGCAGCTCTTGAATCTTTGGATATGACGGATGTGGACACGGAAAAGAAATATAAGGATCTAATTTCCAAAGCCAATTCCGAAGCAAAGAAATATAAGGATGCTATGAGACAGGCAGAAGAAAAACTCAAAGGACAGATGTCCGAGGAGGAACGTGCAAGGCAGGAACAAGCCGAGAAGTATCAAGCCATTGAAGAAGAAAATGCAAGACTGAAGCGTGATATGACTATCACAAGCAAGACAGCTTTTTATCAGAGCATAGGCTTTGATGAGGAGTTGGCAAAACAGACAGCAACTGCGTTTGTGGACGGTGACTTTGATACTGTCGAGGCTAATCAGAAAAAAGCACATGAGGCATTTGAGTCGGCATTGAGACAGAGTGTCCGGGAGGAAACGGTGCGTAGTACACCGCATCCGACCAACAACAGTAACACAAATAGTCTGACGAAAGAGCAGATTATGAAAGAGAAGGATGCTATCAAGCGACAGAAGCTGATAGCGGAAAACATGCACTTATTTATTTAAGAGGAGATTAGAAAATGGCAGCAAAAGATAATCTGACCAAAACAACTAATTCCACTATTACCCCACGGGCAATTGATTTTCTGTCGAGATTCCAGGAGGATTTTTCCCATCTGATTAACATCGCAGGAATCACGCAGATGATCCCCAAGGTAAGTGGAACTACATTAAGAGTAACACGAGCAAACGTGGCACTGGAAAGCGGTACTGTTAGCGAAGGTGACGAGATTCCGTTCTCCCAGGCAACACTGGAAGAAGTTCCGATTGGTGACATCACACTGGAGAAATATTCCAAAGGTGTTTCCATGGAAGAAATTTCCAAAAACGGATATGACGTTGCAATCGTAAAGACTGACAACAAATTCCGCTTTGAACTTCAGAAGGTTGTTAAGGACAAATTTTACACCTTCCTTAACACTGGTACTCTGACAGCTAAAGACACCACATTCCAGATGGCACTCGCAATGGCTAAAGGACGTGTCCTTGATGCACAGTCCAAGCTGAACGTCACTGGTGGAGAAATCGTAGCATTCGTGAACTACCTTGATTTCTATGCATATCTTGGTGGAGCATCCATTACTGTTCAGACCGCATTCGGCATGAACTATGTGCAGGATTTCATGGGATATCGCACCATCTTCCTGTGTGATGGTGCTGAAGTTGCCAAGGGTACAGTCATTGCTACCCCGGCAGACAACCTTATCTGCTACTACATCAATCCCGGTGAAGTGGATTTCTCCGCTGCAGGACTGGTGTACAACGTCATGGGTGTTACTCCGATTCTTGGATTTGCAGTTGATGCAGATTACAGACGGGCAACTTCCGATGCGTTCGCAGTTATGGGTCTTGTAATGGCAGCTGAATACCTTGACCTCATCGCAGTCGAGACTGTTGAGGCAAGCGGATCTATCGGCACTGTGACCCTGGTATCCGCAGCGGGCACAACCAAAGGCACGAAACTGACTGTTACTTATACACTGGGACAGGGTGAAGCATTCTATTATCATACGGGGTCTGCCCCGGCAGTTCCGACATATCTTGACGATATGGACGATTCTTGGAAAGCACTCCCGGCACTGACCAGTGGTGTTCTCGACAACTTTGAGGTTGAGGGTGCGAAGATCGTTATTGCGGCATTTAACGGTGCAGGACAGGCAGTTGCAACATCCAGTGCAACAACCATTACCAACAAGTCATGAGTAGGAGTGTAAGCGGATGACTACGGCTGAATTAATCACGATTATTAAATTAATGTTGGGTGAGAACTATTCGGACGAACTGTTGTCCGCTTACATCTCACAGGCACAGGCAGAATGCTTGAATTGGGAATATTCGCTGATTGGTATCCCTCCGCTTGAAGAGGAGGAGACAGAACGGGATTATAGCAAATATGACAATCTTGTCATCGATGCAGTAATTTTTGCGATGTCTATTAGAGGTGCGGAAGGTGAAACACAGCATTCCGAAAATGGCATCCTGCGTGGCTATAAGTACTCTGACATGAGGCAGTATATCCATGCACACTTAATCCCATACGTGAAGATACTATGAGACGTTTGAAACGAAACCAAAAGGAGTTTACCTACGAAACGATAAAGGATTCCGCAATGGAAACGGATGCCCAGGGTTACAAGACTGGCAGGAATGTTGTGGAATACAACGAACCCGTGACCATGAAGGGATGCATCGTTTACAAGGGAACTTCCGCATACAAGCCATACGGCATTGACGAAGAGTGGACGGTGCAAGTGATACCGGATACAAAAATTGCTGTCACCGTGGGTACAAGAATCACCATTGACGGAAAACAGTACTTCGTGATGTCGCATCCGGTGACGATGAATGAACAGAGGTTATTCTGTCGATGAAGATCAAAATCAGCCTGGACAACTTGGATGATGCCATTAAGCAGATAGAAGCATTACAGACGAAAGTCGAGAACTTCACTGCTGATTTGGCAACGGAGACAAGGGACAAAGTCGGTTACGCAAGCATGAGTGTGGTACATGCCGGGAACACCCACACTATCATAGCTAGTGGTGATGAGATTGCTTTCGCAGAATGGGGAGCAGGATACACCGCAGATATGAACGAAGGCTTTGAGCAACTTGGTGGAGATCCATTTGTCACATATCCAGGTGTCTGGTCTGAAACACACGCAAGGACGTTTCAACGGCATCAAGCAAGTGGGAAAGACCCCAGTACTTACAAGTACAACAGAAGACCATTAAGACGTATGGAGAAAGCTGCCGTCAATATCCATTACAACATCGTACAGAAAGCAAGGGAATATTTCGGATGATTACTGTAAATCAAATCTATGACCGCATAGTGACTGCCCTCGATGGCATCTATGTGACCAAATACTATACACGTATCACGGAACAACTCCCCTGTGTGTATGTACGTGAATCCCATTCCCCAATATACGCTGCTACCAACATCGATTTTTCCGATGACCAGTGTCGGATGTACTTCTACATTGAGGTGTACGGAGAACAGACCGAGGAGATAGTAGCAACAATCGAAGCAACTATGCGTGGGATGGGATTCCTTGAAGAATTAAGTGAAATGATACCGAACTATGACCCCTCGATTGAACGTGTTTCGATGCGTTTTCAGAGGGTCATCTGCGGAGGTGACACACTCGATGAATAAATGTGAATGTGGCAATTCCCTGTTTCCCGGGCAGTTCCGTTGCGAAAAATGCGGACGGATTGTTCCGAAACAGCAGGAAGAGCCGAAACCGAAACCTAAAAGACATACAAAGAAAGACAAGGAGGAATAATCCATGTTAGAACTTTCTACAATTGGCATCCGTTTGAAGTACGCCGCGGAAAGTACGGCTGGCACGAAACCGTCCACAGGTTATACGGAAATTGCCAACATCACCTCGATTGGTGAAATCGCAGGATCTCCGGATCAGCTTGAGGTGACCAACCTGGTTGATACTTGGAAGAGATACATTGCCGGAGTTAAAGATGCAGGAGGAGACATTCAGATTGGTGCAAACCTCACGGCAGCTTTCCGTACTGCTTGGGAAACCCTCGTAACTGCATATGCTACGGCTTTCGCAGCAGGAAAGAGCATGTGGTTTGAGGTTGTAGTACCGAACCTTGGCTCATTCTACTTCTCCGGTGAACCCGTTGAACTGGGTCTGCCGGGCATCGAAGTAAACCAGGTGCTCCAGGTGAATGCTCATATCATTCCGAACTCTATCGGTGGATGGGCAGAATCCAGTACTTGATAGTCACAAGACAGTTTTACAGGACGGGGGAGGGCAATAATCACCTCCCCCTATTCACAAAAAAATGAGGAGAAATCATGAAAAACAGAAAGACGAAGCTTACATTTGAGTATGATGGACAGAACTACACTTTGGAATTTACCCCGGACTCCCTTAAACAGATGGAGCGTGGTGGTTTCAACTTTTCCCGTATGCAGGATACGATTCTGACAGCACCGGAAGAACTTTTCTATGGTGCTTTTATCGCAAATCATCGCAGGACTACAAGAGCACTGCGTGAAGAGATTTGGAAAGCTATGACAGATACGGACGAAGAGGGCAACTATCTGTCTGATATCATCGGTGAGATGATGAGTGAAGCAATCAATGAACTGAACTCCCACCAGGGAAACGTCAAGTGGAGTGTAGAGAGGTAGACTCACACTCCGAAGAACCAACCACCCTGGAGGAGCAGTTAGACGAACTATGTCTCTACTATATGAGCATAGGGGTTCCGTATGATGAGTTTTGGTATGGTGATTACTGCTCACTGAAATACTATGAGGAAACATATCTTCGGCAACGTAAGATCCGCAATGAAGAAATGTGGATGAATGGCATGTACAACTACCACGGTGTGGCAATATCACTGGCAAACGCATTCCGTGGCAAGGGACAGAAAGCCGAAGAATACATGAAAGAGCCGATTCCCTTCTTCCCCAAGACAGATAAGGAAAAGAAACTTGAGGAAGAAAAGATAAGGCAACGGGTAATCGACAACCTAAATGCACTGAAAGAGGCTTGGGATGGCAGAAGCAGTAAAGATAGCAAATCTCCAAATTGAGATTTCCGATAACAGCAAAACTGTATCGACTTCCCTTAAAGACTTTATAACCACACTGCAAAATCTGAAAGATGCTACTACGGGTGGAGCAGGACTGAATAAAGTCGCAAAGGGTCTTATCAATATCAAGAACGCAGGAACGGACGGTCTAGCTGACTTACAGAAAGCACTGACTTCCTCTATTAAGCCTGCTCTGAAGCTTGCCAATGCAATGGAGCGGATCGAACGTGCGAACAAGTCCATTCAGAAGAGTGGTGGTTTGCAGACTGCCATGCAGACAACCAAGAAGATGCAGGAAAAAGCTGCAACTGCACAACCGTCCACTGTCATTCCTAACAACAGGGGCATCGGCACTGTGACTGCAAACGAAGCACCTAAAGGCATGGAACAGGCACAGCAGTCCATCGATAAAGCAAATGAAAAGATGTCGGAATTCAAGAAGAATGTTGCCGAATCTGTTCAGACCTTAATGAAGCTGAAACTTCCGGGCAATATCACACAGCAGATTCTTGAATGGTCACATAACATCGAGAAAGTGCCTACTGCTATCGACAAAGTAAAACGTGCAATTCAGTCTGTCGGCAGTTTCGGTCATAACATCATTGGAAACATTCTTCCAAGTGGCATATCAAGGCTTATCCATCAGTTTACCAGGTTAGCCAAGATGAAGATTCTCCGTACCATCATTTCAAATCTTATGAAGGGGTTTTCGGAAGGTCTTCAAAACGCATATTACTGGGCAAAAGCCACAGGTGACCAGTTTGCCATCAGTATGGATTCTATCGCAACAAACATGAATTATGCGAAGAATACCATAGGAGCTGCCTTTGCCACAGTATTGAATGCTGTTGCACCTGTTATTGATAAACTGGTTGATTGGCTCGTAACAGGCATCAACTACATAAACATGTTCTTCAGTGCCTTGGGTGGGTCTTCTACCTACATGAAAGCAAAGAAGGTAGCTGCCACATACGGTGATGCCATGAATGGCATTGCCAGTGGTGCATCCGGGGCAACTGGTGCAGTGAAAGAATTAGAGGAACAACTTTCCGTCCTCGATTTTGATGAACTGAATCAGTTGTCTGAACAGAACGTGCCGTCCTACGGTGGAGGTGGTAGTCCGGGTGGTGGAAGTCCTGGTTCTGCAACTGATTATGCCAACATGTTTGAACGGGCAGGAATTGACAATAAGATCAAAAGTGTTGCTGACTTCCTGCGGAACAACTTTGAAACTATCCTCGATATCGTCAAGGCAATCGGTTTAGGAATACTTGCATGGAAACTGGCAACTGCGTTCAGCAATTCCATCAAGGAACTTTCCAATGTACAGAAACTTGGCATAGCACTGATGGTGACCGGGTTCACTCTTGAATTCCAGGGTGCATATGACATCGGTCTGAACGGTGCGAATACGAAGAACGTCATTCAGAGTTTGATTGGTTCTGCACTTGGAATTGCAGGCAGTTTACTGACATTTGGTACAGGACCGCTTGGGTGGACGATTGGTATTGGACTTTCTATTACTACATTTATCGTAGGTCTTTCCCTTGGACGTTGGGAGGCTATACGAAGAGAATTGTATGACACAGATGAAGCATACAGACTTGCAGTAGACACCATTGAATGGGCATCCGAGAAAATCAGCAAAGCACATGAAAACATGAAAATTGTTGAATCCCATGACCTGTTCAATGATGCCGAGTACGGAAAATGGATGTCTGCTGCCAAGATGCTTGAAAAGATACAAAGCTTTGAAGGTGTTAAGGCAGATTCTTCCCAGTTGTCCGAACTTCAGACATACGTTGATATGCTGAATAAGATCCTTGAAGATGCAGGATTAGATTCTTATATCCAGTTTTGGACTGATGCTAACGGTGTTGTACATACCAATGCTGAAGAAATCCAGGGTGTCATTGACAACATGCTCGCACTGGCAAAGATGGAAGCCTACAAAGGCTTTATGGAGGAAAACTTCCGTATCATAGCTGAATCCGAGATTACCATAGATGAAGCACAAAGCAGGATTAATGAACTTACACCGGACAAGGCTGCGAAAGAAGCAAGGGTTAAAGAAATCCAGGATGCATATCAGCAAATGCTGATTGATACAAATGGTGCTGTTACGGAGAATCCGTGGCAGACCGAATTAGATACCCTTGGTCTTGCACTGTCCGACATTGATAAAGCCATTGCAGACTGCAATACCACTATTGAGGAAAATGCAAAAGTGGTTGAAGCAGCTGAAAAGCAGAATCAGTTTTATATGGAATCTCTGTACGGTGTATCGGATTCCGCAAGGCAGTCTGCTACCGATTTGCTCACATACAATACATCTGTTGGAGAAGTATTGGCATTAAGCAAGATGTTGCCGAAGGATACCCCTACACCTTACATGCAAGCACCCCAGGTGAATCTGCCTACCCCACAACAGCAGACACCGATGTTTGCAGGAATGATGGGGTATCAAGGATCTAACGTAACGAATACCACTAATAATCAGACGAATAATAAAGCTGTGTATTCCACGGAAGGTGCAAGCAGTGCAATTGGCTTTGCATTGGCATACACACAGGCATTACAAGGGGTGCAGAACCAGGAACAGGCAAATCTTCCGTATCAGAACGCACTGGAGCAGACATACTTTAGCCTTTCCAATCAGATGGACAAGAGTGCGAATTACGGAATGGCATACAAGGATGTGCTTGTTGGCATGAATGAACAGCAGTCTGCTAATGCAAACTTCGTTGGGAGTGCTACAAACAAACTGGGCAGCTATATCACATCGATTGTCAGTGCAGGAAATGCATCACAGACATCTGCCGGGCAGACTGGCATGATTAACACTGAACTGAACAAAGTTGGTATCGGTGTGAATTATGCAGGAATTGCGAATGCAATCAGCACAAACCTTGGTGGTCAGAATTTCAAGAACATGGGTGATACACGAATTAAGAATCCGATTGAAGGGCAAGTGAACCTTATCGGTGCAGGAGTGAGTGCATCTACCATTTATAACAAAGTAGGGAATCTGATCGGAGCACAGCCATTCAGCAAGATTGGTACATCGGCAAAGGGTAACATCGAAGGTCAAATGAACATGACTGGTTCCGGGGTCAATGCCAATACCATCTATGGCACGGTTTCCAAGAAGACTGAAGCACAACCCTGGGCAAACATTGGACGGGGCATGGCACAGCAGATGGCATATGGTCTTGAAGGAGCTGCTTCTACCATGAGATACGTCATGGATGCGGTGTACAACGGCATGGTCAATTCTCTGTACCGGACACCGTGGTCTAGCATCGGACGTTACATCGGTGAAGAGATTAAGAACGGTCTGCGGTATATCATCGGTTCTTTCGACTTCACCGTCAACGTCAAAGCAAACGGCAAATCCTACAACGTAGGTGGCAGTGCTAGGGCATACTTTGCACAGGGTGGATTTCCGCAAAGTGGGCAAGCCTTTATAGCCGGGGAGAATGGGGCAGAACTAGTGGGCACGGTCGGTGGTAAAACTGGTGTTGCCAACAGGGATCAGATTGCATCCGCAATCGCACAGGCACTCAAACCGATGCTTGGTAGCGGAGGTGGACGGACAGAAACCATCGAAGTCAACACATATCTTGATTCTGCCATTATTGCTAAAGCCAATGCAAAGGGTCAAGTGGCTTTGAAGAAACAGTTCAATATGAGGAGCAATGCGTAATGATTACCTTTACATCTTCAAATGGAACAATCACAGTCGTTCCCAGTGCAATGAAATGGAGTCTGCAAGACATATCGTCAGCAGACTCCGGGCGAGACTATACCGGGTTGATGTGGAAAAATAGAATCGGACAGAAGCGGAAACTGGAACTCACGTTTACCGGGTATTCACATGCCAAAACCGCACAATTGATGCAAGTGGTCAATGCAGAATACTTCGATGTGACCTACCCCGATATGCTCTCCGGGGTAGTAGAAACACGTACGTTCTACGCAGGTGACCGGGAGACCGAGGTCTTTGTGTGGTGGGACGGTAACAAAGTTAATTCCAGTGTAACGTTCAATGTCATTGAAAGGTAGATAAGTCATGAGAGATCCATTATGGAGTTCCACAGAATGGGAAGAGTTCTATCAAGATTCCTCTGCTTTCATTATATTTGCTACTATTCATTATGCGAATGGTTCTGCTGAATCATTTATGGATGATGATTTTGTGGAAGGGTCTTTTAGTTATACAGAACATTCGTGTGGTGTATCTACTTTTTCTATTGACGAAGTGTGTTCTGTTGAAGCACATGCCACTCTTAATAATCGTGGAAACAGAATCGGATACCGTGATTTCCAAAATGCCCGGATTTGGTTCGACCTTCGTCTGACAAATGAAAGGGTATTAAATAATAACCATGATCTCCGTCTGCATCAGCTAATCATAACAAATGCTGAATATCGTGGTGAGTACATCGAGTTAACTGCTATGGACGGTCTGTCTGCTATGGACGGTCAATACACTGTTTCCACCACTAAATCAGATAAAACACTTGCTCAATTGGGATGGCAAGTTGCTCCTTCCGCTACAGACCATTCTCTATCGTTTGATAGTGCGTTGAACACAAACTCCTTGACTATACCTACCACGACATTTAATCCCCCTATATCTGTAAGAGAATATTTGTCTGCCTGTGCCGAAATAGCCGGGTGCATTACAGTCATGAAACCTTATTTGACAAATAATTCCTTACAGGGAATACCGTTTCCAATCTATGATTTTACCGATGATATTGATGGTGGAAGTTTTGATTATGATGATGGCGACTTCGTTTATGGAGGAGAATTTCTTGGTTCTATAGGTCAGAATAAGTTCCCAATTTATCAAGTCACCAGTGGATATATTCCACCAACAACAGTATATGGTAATGGCATTGTTTGGAAATATCACCCGGACGGTACTATAGTGGCAAATGGCACAGCTATTACTGATTGCGTTTTTGATCTAACTGCACATTTTACTTTCTCAACATATCAAGACATTCTGACAATCAGTTCCGGGAGAACAGATGGGTCTAGAAGCACTTATTTCATATACGGCACTGTTGGTAATGATTCTTCTGATGCGGTCGGTTTTGATGCGATTACTACAAATGGAAGTGTGTTTGACGGCAACGAGGGTACAATTAATGCCGGGGGATATGCGACATTTGGAAGTTTATACCTTCAAATCTGTGCCGGGGTCACTGTCAACAATCTGACATTTGTGCCGTCCGTCAAAACACAAACTCATACCAATTGGCTTTCTACACACGCATTTGTTTCACCATATACCAATCTAGGGATAACTTTTAAGTTCATTACAAATTATTGCGAAGTCAAAGGAACGGCAACGGGCAATTATCCGCAAGCACCATTACTTGAAGGAACATTTCTCCCAAAAGGGACATATACAATGTTTGACGGGAGCAACAGCCCGTATGTTGGTTTGGGTATATATTTCTACAATAATTCTTCCATGACTACTAAATATAGTGGAGAATTTAAAGGACTAAACAGTGATTCTTCCTCTATATATGTCTATACCACAACGGACGGAAACCTTACAACTTCAAGTCGTTTCCAAACCTTTAAGACGTTCACTATAAAACAAGATGCATATGTGAGAGTCAGAGTATACACAGTAGGAACTGGGTATAGTGGGAGTCTTAATTCCACATTTGTACCATATTTATATCAAGGACAATGGGCAGACCGCACAAGACCTATTTTCCTACAAAATCATAACTTGTTCTTGAACAAATCGTACCAAGGAACATATCGTCCTAATGCTTTGCCGTATTGGGAATGCCGAAATGGTGACCACGGTTTTGTCATGCGGTATCAGACAATATATTACGGTTTTGATGGTACTGCTTATACAGACTTGGTTATTCCCCTGTCAGAAGATTTCTATGTTCCCGAAGGAACATATGTAATGAAAGCCAATTACTATCTGAATGGGCATATTCCTCCAGTTTTTCGTCTTATTAACAACGAAACAGGAGAAGTCATATATGAAGGTACGAGTAGCACGGCAACATTAACAATGTCGGAAGGATATTACTCCGGGTATCTTCTCATTGAACAGGGAGTGTATTACTGGGGTGACATCCGTCCTTCCATAATGACCAAAAAGCAATCAGAGACACTTGGTGGTGCTGATGAATACTGGGATGGTGGTTGGACAACTCTCCCGGCATATGATGGTGGTCTGTTCGTATTTTGGAGAACGAATAGGACGGTAATTAGAAAAGACGATGCGTACCCATTAATCAAGATAATGCAGAACCCAATCGTATCACCCACCATGATTACCGTATCCGGGGTAGAGGTTTCAGGGGAAGGAATTAACACGGTTCGGGTTGGCACAGAAGGATACGTAATCAAGATTAAAGACAATCCTCTGATTACGACACAGGCAATCGCACAGTCTGCGGCTGAGTTGTGTCTAAACAATATGGAAGGAGTTAGTTTTATACCGTTCTCGATATCCAATTCAGCAAACCCACGATTAGAACCGGGTGATATGGTAATTTTCCAAGATGTGAACGGTAATGATATCGTGACATTCCCAACCGGGATTGACTATCACCTTGGCAATCTGACAACTGCCAACATGATAGAACAGAATGCTAATGAAAACGCAAAATTCAGCAGTGAGGAATAAGATATGTCGATTAGAATGCGAAGAGGCAATGAAGCTAACTATGACCCAACAAGAATGGAATCCGGGGAGTTGGCAGTCTGTCTTGATACCAACAAAGTATATTTCATGGGGTCTAACTCCACGAAACTTGCTAATGCGATATTGCCAATCACCAAGAGTGCTGTGTCATCCTTACCAGTCACAATCACCACGAGTGATGACCCAAAGGTAGCATATGTGACGGACGATATGCTACTGGTTGGATTTGACTTGTCCAACCAAAGTGCAATGGTTGGTGACTGGTCATATACAACCGGGAATGGATCTGTCACAATTTCCGGCTCAATAAGTGGTAGCACAAACGTAACACTACGTTTCACAAACTCTAGATAAGGAGGTAATAGATGGAAAAATATTTTCTTGTCCAAGTAAAGAGGACAAACGGTACGATTGAAAAAGGTGTTGTTGTTAAAGACACATATGACGGAGCACAGCAGAGTTATCATGCGTACCTGGGTGCATATGCATTTGACCATGACCAAAACACGGACTATGTGCTTGTGCATATCCTTAATGCTCATGGTCTTGGCATGAAAGGTGAAGTTTGGGAAAGACAGGCAGAAATCCCGGCAGAAGAGTAATTAAATGCCGTATTTTAGAAAGATGAATGCAATTCAAATTATTCTCCTAATTCTGCTAATTGCTGACATAATCCCGTTTCTTTCGGTGATTGTTACATATGTCATTATCCCACACAAAAGCCTAAAGGAAGGATTGACAGAGTGGTGGCACGAATCAGATGAGGATATATAAGAAAGAACGAGGTATTAGAATGATAATACTTAATAATAAGTGGGGGGGGTACTTCTCCTCGACAGAAAGGAGGCAAGCACTGGTTTAATAGTCTTGTCTCCAATGACTCCAAGCAAAGGGGGTCAGAGGTGGTTTAAGGGGGTGATTCCCCGTGGCTAGTGGTGATATGAAACTACAAAGACCGCAGATAGTACGAAGGAATATAACTATTCCGTATAGTTTTTCAAATATTGGAAATGCCAGTTGGAATACGAATCTGAAAACTCTGATAGACAATGATTGTCCTAGCGGATATTCCGTTTTAGGTGTTGCCGGATGGACAACCAACAGCATATACACTATGGTCGTTGCTTGTTTGTATCTTGATGGTAATTACACTTTGCAATTAAGGCATTTAACTGCACAAGAAGAATCAAGCAGTATGGTCGTACAATATCTTTGCATGAAAGACTAGCCACAACTGCCGAGCAATGGATGCAAGGTTCTATGAAAGCATTAGTTACTGTTAATGATTATTATGTGGCAAATGATTATAGAGTAAGGGTTTGCCAAATCGGGAAAATAGTTGTTGTATCTGGCATTATATACGGCACAGGACGTAATGAATATCTTGGTTTTTCATTACCGACTTTCTCGTTTAATAGCCAAGAAGATAAGGCAAATGCTCTAGTGTTTATGGCAAGAAATCAGAGCAACGGAGCATATAAGACACTCCGAGCCGGAGGAAACTTTGCCATATACAGGGAATCCGACATGACTGCTGGAACGGTATATTCATTTGCATTTTCATATAACAGTGACTAAAAAACCAGTGCCATATCAATATGGCTAGTGGAACAATAAAAGCAGACACTTGGACAGAGTACGATAGAGGATTTACTCCCAATTCCGGGTATGCACAGTATGATTTGTTTCGTGCATACAAGAAAGGAAAAGAAGTTTACATTAGGTTTCATGTCACCAAATCCGATCAATCTGTGTTTGCGCAGACAAGGCATACAGTTGGCACATTAAGTGAAGAATTTAGACCTAAGGGATATGTCAATCGACCTGTTTCTGCATCAAATGGCATCAACAGTTATTTGACTAGAATAACAAATATCATCATAGCGGCAAACGGGCAGGTTATCTTGGATTGTTACCAAAACAATGATGTGAAACAGGTGACAGTCGAAATGTCATACGTAACTAATTAAAATCGGCAAAGGGGCAAATATGGAGAAATTCCTTGAATGGTTTTTGGCAGATGATTTTGTTCAATTTGCCGTTGCTCTTGTAATAATTTTATCTATCATTTCTTTTGCATATTACATGGCAAAGAAGCAATAACTGATTAAAAGCGGCATTTTA